CCTACTGTTTATTTATACATTGTAACGCCAGACATACGAATAAGACACTAGTTTTGGCTGAAAAAGTACCCTTATTGACGGTAAATGGGTAAGATTGAGTAAATACAATATGGACAAATTAAAACTTAAACAAATGAAGAAAGCGTACAGTCGTCAAAAGTCTAACGCTAAACAACGTAACATTCAATGGCTCTTTACCTTTGAAGAATGGATGTACAAATGGCTAGAGTCTGGTAAGTGGGAACAACGTGGCAGACAAAAGCATCAGTATGTTATGTGCCGTTATAGAGATGAGGGAGCTTATAGCTACTTCAACACTAAGATTGATACCGCTGACAATAACAACAAAGAAGCAAACTACTATAAATGGAAAGACCATGAGTATGTAGAAAAGGTTAGAGTCAAAGAGGGTAAGGGTAGACCTCCTGGAGTGGGCAAGATTGTTACGATTAATGGGTAAACGTACAGTAGTGTTAAAACTGCCGCTGACGATTTAAACATAAAACGTACTACTTTAGTATATAGATTAAAGCAGAATTTCTATAAGTAACACTTTCGTTGTCTTGACGGTAAATGGTGTAGGTGATACACTATACGTATAGATTAACTAAAGGACTTTTGAAATGACTTCACTAATTGCACTCGCTGGCTTAGCTGTTATGTTTGTGTTTATGTTTTGGGTATTCTGGACTATGATTGACATCACAGTTAAGCTATGTGCCAAGACTTCACGTTTCATTGATTCATTGTTCAACTAGCCAAAGGAATGCCCAGTTGCTGTAAATGAAAAACACACACATGAACTAAACCAGCAACTGAGCGAAAAGGGTGTAGAGTGTACCAACGGAACATAAAGATATGGCATATACACTGATGATATCAGCACACTCTACAAAAATATTTATCTTTTCAAATTACGTGAATCAATTTTATCTTCAATACGAGCCAATTGCTTTTCAATCTTTTCCATAGCTTTACTTGCATTGTCCATGCTGTTGATAGACACTGCTAGTTGCTTGTCGATACTGTCTACCTTACTGTTTAGGGTCATATAACCCCCACCACCGATGCCAATGGCGCCAACAATCATCCAGCTAAGTTGCTGAGTTGTAAAGTCAATCATTGATATTAAAGAAAGTTTTAGCTTCCTCTTCCGTTTCAAAGTAATACCAACCATCAACTGGAAAAGTATAAGTGTCTAGTAAGTCTAGGTGTAAGAAAGACCCATCTGTAAATTGTACATATGGTCCACTCCATAAGTGTTCGTCTTCGTATTTGTAAAACATAATTTATCCTGATACAGTCCAGTTTCTGAAACTTGCTAAGTTAGTGTTTAGATATCTAAAAGTAACTGCTGCACTAGTACCTGCAGCCATTGGATAACTTTCTAATGTTACAGTGGTACCTACAACACTTTCAACTTTTAAAGCATAACGTGTAGTACCTGAACTATTAACACCGCCGATACCAATTGCAATACCACCTGGAGTAGTAGCAAGTTCAAATGTAGAGCCACTTGTCCAATCACTGTTTACTACATAATACAAAGTATTGATAGTAAGGTCAGTTGAGCCAATATTACTGAATGCAACAACTGTATTGTTTTTAGGAGCTAGTCTGCCTGCACTCATTGTAACTTTACTTGTTGTTGTACTGAATGAACAAGCAATTGCTTGAATCGCAGTAGCATTATACATATACATACCTGCAACAACAGAACCAGCAACAGTAATAGTTACGTTTCTACTTGCAGTTGTCCAAGTAGCTGTTTTAGCAACAGCGGTGTCAGCTCCTGGATTGCTTGTAATAGTCAATGTTTGAGCCGATGCAGGAGTGCCTAACGTACTAGCAAACAAAGTTTCTAAGTTAGTTTTACCCATTAAGCTGTTTGAAAAGTCAATCGCAAACTTCATACCGTAGGCTTCGCAGTTACCCATACTATTAGTTGTTGCAGCAAAGGTTGCTGCCGCAGTAGTAGCATTAGACATATTAAGTGCTGGAATAGTAGCTAAAGTGTTAGCAGAGTTAAACATAGCACCAAAGTTAGTTACTTTACCTGTATTGAATGTTGGTATAGTTACCAAACTACTACAAGTTTGAAACATACCGTTCATTGCTGTTACGTTTGCAGTATTGAATGAGGGTAAGCCTTCAGTCTTTAAATTATTACACCCGCTAAACATAGTTGTCATAATAGTAACTTTACTTGTATCAAAATCTGGAACACTTTCCAATGTCGGACAAGCGTTAAACATACTAGTTGTATACAATAAGTTTGGTGTTGTTAAATTACCAACATTTGCCAATGCACTACAGTTTAAAAACATGCTGTTTGCACTGGTACAGTTAGCAAAATTGTATTCTGGTGTATCCGACAAACTTGTACAAGCAGCAAACATACCACTAGCTACAGTAACATTAGCTAAGTCAAGTTCAGGAGCTGACAATAGTGTTTTACACCCACTAAACATGTTTGCAGCGTTTGATACTTTGATAGTATTTAAATTTATAACACTAGTTAATGCACTACAGTTGTTAAACATGTTCACTGCTATTGTTACATTACTAGTGTTTAATGCCGGAACTGTAGTCAATGACGCACAGTTACCAAACATGTTAGTACTATCAGTTGTTTTAGCTAAGTTAAAATTTGGTATCTCTGGTAAGTTAAAGCAACTTTCAAATGCACTAGCCGCGTTGGTGACGTTGCTGGTATCAATGTATGGTAGTTTAACAAGATTACTACAGCCTTGAAATGTAGTATAAAGAGTAGTTACCTTTTTAAAATCTAATGGTGGTATCGCTGTTAAACTTCTGCAATTGTTAAATGTAATAGCCATACTAGTAACGTTACTAGTATTGTATTGAGGTATTTGTTTTAAACTACTACACAAACCAAACATCCATTGCATAGTAGTATTGCTAGACATATCAAAGTACGGTACTTCTTCTAATGCAATACATCCATAGAACATACTTAACGTACTAGTTACGTTACTCATGTCCGCATCAATGTTAACTTTTCTCAATGCATACAACTGATAGAATGAATCTGTAAAGTCTGTAAAGCTAGTACCCTTTGATACTAGCGTAAACTGCTCTAACATGTTAGCAGTAATAGTGCTGCTAGATGGTAAGTTGAAGTTTTGTAAATTTGGACTACCTAAAGTTATGTCTAACCATCTAGTACCATATCTAGGTAATGCCGGATAGCCAGCAGCTGGAACATATTTTTGATTAGCATCTACTGTGGTTAAGTTAGCTGTAGTGGGAGTAATAGTAATGATAACTTGTTTATATCCGCGAGAACTTAATGTTCCACTAGATATTGTTGCATAGTCATAATTGTATTGTGCTAATGCACCACTAGAATATGTAGTTGGACTAGAGCCATCACCCCAGTCTACGGTGTAAGTACCTGCGCTAACTGTAGCAGTAAATGCAACATAATTAGTTGTGGTGTTAAACACAGCATACAAGCCAACCCACTTTTGGTCGGTTGGTCCTACTGTAGGTAATGTTAACCAATCAGCAGGTCTAGTCCAAGTGTTGATAACTGGGATTAGCTCTGTCTGAGGCACTTCTTTACTAGCAACATTTCTATCTGTTGCGTATACTACACTCATTATGTAAGCTCCGTACCATATAAGCTGAATGAAACTGTTGCTGTGCCAGCATATACTGTTACAACATCAGTTGTAGCCAACGATAAACCAATAGTCATAAACAAACTATCATTTGCATTGACAATTGTATCATATAAAATATATTGAGAGCCAGTTAAGCCTGCGCCTGAAGGACGTACTGCAACACGAACTGTTGTAGTGACGCCCTGATTACATACTACTAAAGTACTGGCTACTGTGCTAGTAGCACTTGGTACTGTATATAGTGTTGTTGCTGTTGTTGCTGAGGGCAATACTTGCCCTAAGACTTTATAACTTGATGCCATTTAAGCTCCCATTAATAAGAATGTCTGTTCGAATCCAGTTGAGCCACCACCACCTGATTGTGCGACCCAAGAAAGGTTACCTGATCCATTTGTACTTAGTACATACCCTGATGTACCACCACTAATATTTATGTTACCTACAGGACCTAAGTTTGTAACTCCAGTAACTGTTACGTTAGTAGCAGTTAATGTGTTTGATGTGTTGTCAAATGTTAAGTTAGCTACGCCGCCGAAAGTACCAGCATTATTGAACTGAACATATGTGTTTGAACCACCAGGAGTGCCACCGCCACCTGATTGTGCAGCAAACACACCGTTACCGTATAATACGTTACTACTTGAACCAGTTAAGTTAACTGTTGCAATGTTGCCAATACCACTTACGTTAGCTACTGCTACTGAGTTAGCTACAGCAGCAAAAGATACTTCACCTGATACGTTAGCTCCGGCTACTGCATTAGCTGTTGTAGCAAAAGCTACAGCGCCACTAACGTTTGCACCTGCTACTGCGTTGGCAACTGTAGCGTAGTTGGCTAAGTTAACTGTACCTACAATGTTTGCTGCGTCTACTGAGTAAGCAGTACCGGCAAAGTTTGAGTAGTTAGCATTCGCTACACTTGTAACACTGACTGCTGCAAATACACCGTTACCATATAGTACGTTACTTGTTGAACCAGTTAAGTTGACAGTTGCAATATTACCAATGCCACTAACGTTTGCAACCGCAACACTATCAGCAGTACCTGCTCTTGCAACGTTCAAGTTAGCAACTTGTGTAGTTGATGTAACTGTAAATGGTGCTGTACCAGTAGTAACGTTTGAAACAAATCTAGGACTATTAATGCTTGTAGTTGCGTTTACGTTACCTGTCACGTTTGCACCAACTGCACTAACAACTAGTCTGTCAGTTCCAGAAATTGTACTAGTAATATTTGCACTAACTAACTCAACAGATGTACTTGATCCTGGACTAGAAACTAATTTACCTTCAAATTCAGGTGCAGTAAGAGTATTATCAGTTGAATCAAATAACAATCCTGTAGCACCGCCACTAGTAATATATGCATTATTATAACCTGAACCAGATACAAGTGGCAAATACATAGTTGCTGCTGGTAAACTAGCAGAACTATAAGTGATACGAGTGGCACTATTAGCATTAGCAACGTTTAAGTTAGCAACAAGTGTATTACTTGTTACAACAAATGGTGCAGTACCTGATGCAACGTTTGAAATTAAACGACTTGCAGTTACGTTACCATTAACGTTCAACGTAGTTAATGTGCCAGTTGAAGTTATGTTTGGTTGTGCGTTTGTGTATACAGTGCCTGCAACAAGTGCATTAGCTACTTGTCCAGAGACATTACTGCCTGCGACCGAGTTAGCAACTGCTGCATATGCAACTTCACCGGTAACGTTAGCAC